TTTGGATCAAATAAATATTCAGGCAATCCATCAATTATTATTGGAAACTTTAATTACAAATAAAAAATAATATATTTATAAAATATGATTGATATAAAAATACAAATAGAAGAATTAGGTTTAGTTGAAGGAAAACTCCCTGAAAATTGGGATGAGATTACTGTAGGTGATTATGAAAAGATATTTGAAAATAATTTAACTGATTTAGACCAACTATCACAATATATATTTATTTTATCACAACTAACAAATATACCAAAAGATATTTTAATGGAAGTTCCAATAGAGGACTTTAAAAATCTATTAAATAAAATTCAATTTATAAATTCAGATATTCCATCATATGATTGTGATTTTATTGATATTGAAGATAATAGATATTATTTATATAATGACTTTACACAATTAACCGCTGGTGAAGTAATTACAATAGATACTCTTATAACACAAAATAACAATAACTTTAATAAAATCATTTCAGATTTATTATGTGTGTTTTTAAGAAAGAAAAAAGATAATGGAAAGTTTGAGAAGTTTAATACCAACTTTTTTGAAAGAAAAGATGACTTTAAAAAACTCCCAATTATTAAAGTATATCATCTTCTAACTTTTTTTTTGAATTTCAAAAATTAGTTCAAAAGGCTTATAGTCCTTTGTTTTCAAAAGTAAAACAAGAACAAATAAAAAAACCAAAAAAGTTAGGAGAACAAAAAGAATTGGACGAACAATTCAAATGGTATGACTTTATGTATTTTTTTATTGAAAACTTGAATATGAAAGAAAACAAAATATTAAAATCAAATTATATCAATTTATTAAATTGGTTGGCTTATTTTAAAAATAAAAAACAAATAGAAAACCCAAATAAACTATGAGTTTAACAGGAAACATAATATCAATAAATCAAATTGTGGATTGGTTTAATGATTTTCAAACAAGACACGAACAACTTAATTCATTTGGTTATGGAGAGACCTATGACTTTGGAAATACTGTATCTATGACCTATCCTACGATGTGGGTTAGTCATAGTGATAATAATACAATATCAACATTAAATAAAACCACAATTCCACAACTCGTTTTTAATGTTATGATTGTAGATAAAATAAATATTCAAGAAAATTATGAAAACTCAAATTCTTTTAAGTCAGACAACAAAAGAGAACTAATGAGTGATACTTTTCAAATAGGTCAAGATTTAATTACTGAAATGGTTGTTTATTGGAATAACTTTGGAATTATATTAAAAAATGATGTAAGTTGTGTTCCAGTAGTTGATGAAACACCTGATAAAGTATGTGGTTGGTTATTTTCAATTCCACTTACATTAAGATTTGTAAATTGTAATTTTCCTGCATCTCCTATAAACATTTAAACCATTTTATATTTAATAATAATGGTAAGTGGTGTTATATTAAACAAAATTGGTAAAAGATGGATTGGTATAATTTCAAGATTGCTTCAATCTAATTTACCATTTCCAAAATATGCTACAGGAAAACTTGTTAGATCACTTCAATTCAAACATTTTAAAGACGCAGATGGTAATACTGTTATTCAATTAATTAGTGCCAAAAGTGATAAAGGATTTGAATATATCAAAGTTATAGATCAAGGAAGAAAACCAGGAAAATATGTTCCAATAAACGCACTTAAAAACTGGGCTAAAGTTAAGGGAATACCCGAAGAAGCGGTGTATGCAATAAATAAGAAAATATTTAAAGATGGTATAAAAGCCACCTTTATTATAAATAGATCATTAGAACAATTATTTTCATCTCAAAATAAAGATTTGTTTGATGAAATAGAAGAAGAAGTTATAAGTGATATAACCAAAATATTTAAAAATACCTTAACATTTAAAAAAGTATGAGTTTATCTATAATCACACAACCAGCAAGTTATTCAGCAGGATATTCAGCAATTCCATTAAAACTTTATGAACCAAATTATTTAAATCTCGGTCAGTTTAAATATATCGTAAATGTAATATGGGATAAAAAAACAATAATAAATGATATTCCTTATACGGTATTAAATAGCGTATTTACAAAACTTACATTTACACAACCACATAACTTTAAACTTGGTGATAGTGTTTTATTAAACGATAGTGTGAATTCAGATTTAAACACAGGATATTATAATGTTAGAAGTATTGTATCATCAACAGAAATTACAATTGATTTATTACCATCATCACCATTTGTAAATACTGGATCTACAATAGGAAAAGTAATAAAATATGCAGTTACACCTGATTTAAATGGTTATGGAAAACTTGATTTATCATCTGTGTTGAAAGATTTTGTTACATTTAATATAACAGGTCAGACAACAAATTATTCTTCTGTATATGAAGGAAATAACACAAGATTTTGTTTTGAGTTATGGTGTGGTGAAAACTATAATTATTCATTTCCATTTACATCAAACTTACAATCAGGAACAACAGTTGGATTTTATAATTCAGGAATTACAAACCCATCACAAGTTGAATTTCAAGTTGGAGATACAATTTTAATTCAACAAGATATAGTTGAATGGCCTTATACAGATAATTATTTTTCATCAGGTTCAATTGGATTTACAGGATCAACAAATCACTCATTTCTTGTGGGACAACAAATAAATGTAACAGGACAACAAACATTTCCATATTATAATGGAATATCAACTATAACTAGTGTTTCAAATAAATCTTTGGTTGTTCAAAAAACATTTCAAGGATCAACTCCTGTGGAACCAGGAAAGATTTATGGAACACCAAGACCTTCTTATAATACAACAGCACAAATCACGGCAATATACACAGCATCTACTTATGGTGTAGTTATTTTAACAAATTTACCTTTTACAACACCATCTGTGATAATTCCAGGAACTTTAACATTTGCTTCAGGTAAATCTATTGAAAAACCTATTCAACTTACAACTTCAACCAAATGTATATTTAATACTCATTTAAATTTTAATGAATATTCTATAAATGGATATTTGCCTTATGTTATATCAGGGGGATCACAAAATAATATATCAACAATTTTATCTCCTGATTATTGTTATAGAGTAGAAGAAAATACAATAGGATTTTTACTTACACATAATACAGGAACTACAATATCAGATGGATTGTTCTTTAGTTTTTATAATTCAAATGGAACTTTGTTAGGGACGATTAAAGTTCCTCAAAACTCTTATTTGGACTATTATACCCCCTATGGTTTAAAACAACTCTCACAAACGACTTATACAAATGTAACAGGAACTTTTAGTTCGTATAGCGGGAATGTATCAACATACAAGACATATGCTTATGATGGAGCAAGTCAAAGAACAAAAGAATTATGTTTCTTTTTAAATGATGATTGTTCTATGTATGAAGTTTATCATATTATGTGGGTAGATAGGTTTGGATCTTTAATATCTATGCCTTTTATTTATATCAGTCGTGATAATATTGAAGTTAGTAGAAGAAACTATTACAAAGAAGAAGGAAATTGGGATAATAATACGTTTTCTTATAATAATTATGATAGAGGTGAAAAATCATTTTATACTCAATCAAGAAAATCTTTGATTTTAAACTCTGGTTTTTTAAGAGATTATGAAACAGATTTGATTGAAGATATGATGAATAGCATATCTGTTTATATTCAAACTCCACAAAATAAGATATATGCAGTTCAATTAGCATTAGATTCAGTTGAGTTATACAAAAAGATAAATGAACCTTTATTTCAATATTCAATCAATTGTAGGTTCTCAACAAATGAAGTTAGGTTTTAATTAAAAAAATATTATGATAAATCAGTTTAAAATAATCGCAGGAAATACCATACTTGATACTTACGATAATGAAACGATATTATTGAATTATAGTATTGTTGATATAACTGATATTGCTTCAAGAAACACAAGTTATACAAAAGAAATTACATTACCAGGAACTCCATTAAATAATGAATACTTCAAACAAATATTTGATGTAAATATAGATATTGGTATAACATCTTACAATCCAAAAAGAGCAATTCCTGCAAAGATTGTAATTGGTGGTTCAACAGTATTTCAAGGAAATCTTCAACTTTTATCAATAACCAAAAATCAAAAACAAGTTGAATATAATATTGTTTTAACAGGTATATTAAAAAATCTATTATATAACTTTGCTGATTATACCCTTCAACAATTAGATTTAAGTGAATATAATCATCAAAGAAGCAAAACAACAATTCAAAATAGTTGGGATTATCAAATTGTTAAAAATGCTTCATCATACGATGCTTCAAATCTTGGTGAAGGATATGTTTATCCCTATATAATTTATGGAAACTCTCAAGATGTAAATTTGGTGTCTTATGTCTATGATAATTATCCTGCTGTTTATTGCAAAACAGTTATGGATAAATTGTTTAAGTTCGCAGGATATACTTATACATCAAGTTTCTTTAATTCAGATTATTTTAAAAAACTAATTATTCCATATATAAATGATAATTTTCAGTTAAACGAAGAACAATTTTCAGCCCTTACAACAACAGTAGGTGTAAATGTTATATCAAAAGTTGAAGGAGGTAGTCCAGCATTATCAAATCAATATTATTCTTACGAACAAGCAACAGGAGGAAATTCAGTTACAGGATTTAGACAACTTCATCCAGTTAGAAGAAGAGCCGCTAATACAGGTTGGGGAACAAACGCAACTGTTGGTTATTATCTTCCATTAGATTTACAAACAGGAAGTGTTGATAATGAACCGATGCAAAACCCTTTTGGAAGATGGGTAAATATAAATTCAGCACCAAATCAATCAACAAGTTATTATCAATGCACACAAGACGGATTTTATAAAATTGAATTTGAATTTAGTTTTATAATGAAGTATATAAATATGTTAGGCGGAAATTTTAGATTTCATGCCGGTTCATTTGAATATTACAGTAGAATATGGCTAAAAAGATTAAATCAGCCAGCAACTGTTATAGATCAAGCACCTGTAACAATTCCAGGTCAGTTTCAAGCATCTCCAGGAACTCATTCAACGCCTTGGTATGATACACAAACAATATTAGATATATCACAAGGCGTTCCATCAATATACTTAAATAGTGGAGATAAGATATATATTGAATTTTTATTTAATTATCCAAAAGCTGTGCAATGGAAATCACAATCAGGAACATTTATTTCAGATAGTATATTAGCTGTTCCCGTAGTAACAGCATCAAATAGCGGATTACCAAATTATTTTAAAGTTGAACCAGTATCAAATAATATAGCCACTCCTGTTATAGATATAAATCTTTCACAGATCCTTCCAAATATGAAGATGAAAGATTTTTTTATGTCTATTGTTAAAATGTTTAATCTATATGTTTATGATAATCCATTTAAAGAAAATGATTTGATTATTGAACCTATGGATCTTTTTTATTTTTCCAAAAGGAGATTTAAAGATTGGACTTCATTATTAGATAGAGATTCAGATGTGTCTATTGTTCCTATGAGTGAATTAGATGTTAGAAATTATAAATTCACTTATACTGATGATAATGATTATTTTAACGAGCAATATACAGAAGAAACAAAATTAATTTATGGTGAAGAAACTATAAACTTTGTTAATGATTTTTCAAACGAGGAAAAGAAAATTGATATATCTTTTTCACCAACACCAGATTCAAGTTTATTTATTGGAAATAGAGTTAGTCCATATTTCACATCAATTGAAAATAATGTATTTACACCACAAAGACCAAAACCAAGAATATTATTTTATTCAGGAACAAAGGGTTGCACTTACTATCAATTAAAAGATGATCCAACTGATACATCACCAGTAGGTTTATTAAAATATGCTTATTGTGGTATGTGGGACGATCCATTTGATCCAAAATATGATTTAGGTTTTGGAAAAACTGGAAAAATATATTGGAACTCTGTAATCTATCCAAATAACACTCTAACTGAATTATGGTATAAAACAACTTTTAATGAAATAAAAGATGTAAATGGAAAACTTTTAACAGGATATTTTTATTTATCAGTTAAAGAAATAAATGAATTTGATTTTAGAGATATTATTTATCTTGACGGACAATATTGGAGAGTAAATAAAATTATTGATTATGATCCGGTTTCAATTGATAAATTAACAAAAGTTGAATTGTATAAAATTACAGATATACAATTTTATCCATTACAACAACAAGATACATCTACATCAGATTACGATTGTCCCACAGATATTGTTGGGGTATTCACAACTCAAAATGGATATATTTATATTTCTCATTCTGGTCTTCCATTAACTCCTGCATGTTGCCAACAAGTAGGTGGAGTATTTTCAAATGGTTTATGTAAAAGACAAAATCAAGTAGGAGGAGTTGGAACACCATCAACACCTTATTCAGTAAATCCTGTTAGAGATATTGTAGGTCCTGGAGGAGGTATTGGATCAGGAGGAAACGTTATAAATCCAACAAGTCCTTCAACAAATCCAAAGAAAAACGCATCAATTCCAAATGAAAGACCTGTTAGTTCATTAAAAGATCAAAACGCAATAAACTCTCCAAACATATTAGTTCAAGGAAAAAAGAATTATATTCCTACAAAAGTTGAAAATGCTATAGTTTTAGGAAATAACAACACGATTATTCCTTCTTTAAATAACGTTTTAGTTGTTGGAGATAATATTTCACCATCTAAACCTAATTCTATTGTTGTAGGGGATTTATTAAT